ATTCATTTGGCTCGCAATACATGACAATCGCCGCGATTTCGCCAGTCTGGGGGTTCATTATTTCCCAGATGGGATTTTTCATTTGATTCGCGGTGCGTCCGAGAGATTTCGTGTGGCCGGGTTTGAAGGTCACGACGGATGTGGAGGAGGAGCCGTATTTCTGGGTGATATAGTCGTGTTGTTGTTGGAAGTGGAGGGTCATCGCGGAGAGTGTGGAGCTGTGTATGGAATAGGGTGAAATGGAATAAACAATTTCAATTTTTTGATTGAGGTAAAATTGAAATTAAATTAGGTGGGGTTGATTTATAGAAGGGTGAAAATGCCGAAGAAGTGTGCTTTTGTGGATGAGGAGGGGGTGAGGTGTGAGAAACAACCCGCGTTTAATAATCCAGGTGAAACAACTGGGTTATATTGCGGAGCCCATCGGGTAGAAGGGATGGTAGATGTTATTTCCGCAATTTGTAGTTTTGAAAATTGTTTCAAAACACCAATATATAATTTTGAAGGTAAAACCAAACGACTTTTCTGTGGAGAACATAAATTACCCGGTATGATTAACATAAAAAATAACAGATGTGAGTATCCTGGATGTAAAACGATTCCAATATATAACTTTGAAGGTTCAAAAAAAGCAAAGTATTGTGCTTCTCATAAAACAGAACACATGATTAACGTAATTAAAAAAAGGTGTATTCGTACAGGATGTAAAAATTACGCATATTTTAACAATCCATTTGAAAAAATGCCTCTATATTGTAGTTGTCATAGAAGTTCCATAATGATTGATGTCACGCACAAGAAATGTCTTTATGATAAATGTAATGTAATCGCTTATTTCAATGTTGAAGGTAACCGAACCGGATTATATTGTTCGTTACACAAGCAAGAAGGAATGATTGATGTTACCGCAAAGAGGTGTGTTTATCCTAATTGTAAAATTACCGCACATTTCAACTATGAGAATGAAAAGAAACCATTATATTGCTTGGCTCATCGTTTTGAAAACATGATAAATGTAACTAGTAAAATGTGTATTCACCAAGGATGCAAAAAGATGCCAAGATACAATACAACGACCGAATTATCGCCATTATACTGTTTCGAACATAAATTACCCAATATGAAAGATATTGTAAGCAAAACGTGTAAAAACGAATGGTGTAATACATTTGTTCGCTATAAATACGAAGGATATTGTTTGAACTGTTTCATTCACGCTCATCCCGACAAACCCGTCTCTCGGAACTACAAAACCAAAGAACGCTGTGTGGTTGAATACATAACATCACATTTCCCGGATTTAAGTTGGGTTGCTGATAAAACGATAACGGACGGATGCTCGCTTCGTCGTCCTGACCTAATGCTTGACTTGGGATATCAAGTTGTTATTGTGGAAGTGGATGAAAACCAACACATTCAATACGACTGTAGTTGCGAAAATAAACGAGTGATGCAATTATCTCAAGACGTCAGCCATCGTCCTTTGATAATGGTTCGGTTTAACCCTGACGAGTATACCGGCGAAAACGGTGAGAGCGTTACTTCGTGTTGGGGTGTGAATAAACTTGGATTGTGTGTAGTGAAGAAATCAAAGGAGAAAGAATGGGAATCACGCTTGGAGAGGTTGCGCGAACAAGTAGAATATTGGACGAACCCGGAAAACGCTACGGAGAAGACGGTTGAAATCGTGGAGTTGTTTTATGATTGTGATTAAATATTGTGGAACGTCATTGAATATCACATTGAATTAATACAAAATGATTAATTTTTTATATTTATCTCGCGATAAACATAAATAGAATTGTAACTATATAGCGGTACTAATTGCTATAAGCTCAGATTATCCCATAAGTTTCCCTACAGGCTGGACTATATCTTAGATTTTCTCCGGTTGCTTAAACCTTCACTGAAAACCCACCCCCGTTGAGTCTCTGGTGGTCATTCATGGACTAGCATAACGTCTTTAGAATGATACCCTGCGTGATTTTCCAATCCTTTTCATTATTACCGTACCCAAGTTCATTACTCTTGGCCGCTTATTCCTTTCGGAGATAAGTTTGGTAGAAAAGGCTCTAAGGAAGTTCCCGAACAATAGAAGAGGTGTCGCAACTCCGACTTATCGTCGTCGGAATCACTAGCAGCTGGTCTGGTTATATCATCAACAAAGATGATACTGAGGACGCAAATGGTTTCCCGTAGCTAGAGCTCAATTGGCTACGGCATGCTGCTTTTCGGCCCTGGTTAATAGCAACTAGTAATAACATCCATATTACTGTAACTATATAGTTAAGGCCTCCCATACCTGACATCACACGAAGAACGTTGTAATTCACGGCATACACGCGAACCTTGGCAGTGTTAGTTCCCTCAACGGTGGCGTTGGAAAGAACAAGCTGAAGGGTAGCGTTATCAATACGAGAAAAGTTGCACGAGCCGGAAGGCTGGTGTTCCTCGGGTCTCAGCGCGAAAGAATACAGGTTGATACCGGTATCAGGGGCGCGAGTGTGGTGCTGCCAAGGCTGAACGAGGTCGAAGTAAGTTCCTTCGCGCTCGGAGAAGCGATCCTGGCCGTTAAGCTGGAGCTTGGCAGTGACGACTGGGTTCTCACCCCAGCAGTGCATGTCGAGAGAAGTCTCGGTGAGGACAAAGGTGCCGGCATCAGAGACACCCGAGGCGACTCCGTTTCCGAAGTTGGGGAGGTTGTAAGTGCCAGTAGCGCTGGTGTCAGCCCCGTGCCACCAAGAAGTGCCGGTGGTGTAGACATCCTGGGCGCCAGCGTCGTTGAAGAGGCCCGAAGCGCTGATGTAAGAGCCGGTGGTGTTGGCGACAGCGTCGTGGGAGCCGAAGGCCATAATGGCGTTGGGGAGGGCATCGACGGCATCGGTGTAGTTGAAGGGCTGGGCGCCGAGAAGGCGGTTGAGGACGGAGCCCCTCTCGAGAGAAGAGCAGTAGTCGACGTTCTTGTCGGGCTGGACGACCCAGATGAGCTCCTTCACGGGGTGGTTGAAGTTGAGCTTGATCTTGTTGGAAGAAGAGCCGACGGACTCATCACCGGTGAACTGAAGTTGCTCGATGAGGTACTCGTGGGGGTTCTGGGCCATACGTCTGCGCTCATCGGTGTCGAGGAAGACGTAGTCGACGTAGAGGGATGCGGCGACGAGGGACTGGTTGTAGGCGGAGGTGACCTTGGTGGTGGCTGCGGCGTCGTTGAGGCTGGACATGGCCCACAAGCACTCCTCAATGGGGCGGATATCAAGGTTAATCTTGACCTCGTGGTACTGAAGAGCGATGAGGGGGAGGGCCAGACCGGGGTTGCGGCAGAACCAGAACTGGAGGGGGACGTAGAGGGTGGTCTCGGGGAGAGCATTGCGGGGGGCGCAAACCTGGCGAGGAGCGTTGGCATCGCAAGGGCCATCAATGTCGTTGAAGGAGGGGTCGGTGATGAAGGTGAGCTGGCTGGTGTTGCCGATCATCTTGAAGTAGCCGCGCTGCTGCTCGGTGGACATGGTGAGCTGGTTCCAGATGTGCATCCAGTCACCGTATTGGCGGTCAATGCGCTGGCCACCGATTTCAACCTCAACCTGGGAGATGAGCTGCTCACCGGGGAAGTCGAGCCAACGAGCGTAAACGTTGCCGGCGGAGTTCTTGAGGGACTGGCTGATCTCGGGGAGAGTCACCTGAAGGTAGGTGCGGTAAGCCAAATCACCGTTACGGGAGATGGTGCAGGTCACACGGCGACCGAAGTCAGCCTGGCCGTTAAAAGTCTGCTCGATAGACTCCATGGCGAAGTTGGTGTGACGCTTGTAGGAAACCTTCCAGAAAGTAATCTGGGGGTTACCAGTCAGGTAAACGTCTTGGGCGCCATAGGCGACAAGTTGCATAAGTCCTCCACCCATTGTAAAAAGCTTGTTATACTATTCAAAAAGAAAAAAAATTCGCGAATTTGACATATTATACGAATAATCAATAATCATTGATAAACCAACGAAATACAAATTAAACAAAAATTGCTAAACCTTCTTATACTACAATAACGGCAGCGGTGGCGGCGGCGGTGATAGAACGATGTCATTATTTAAGTATAAGCCTCCTAAAAAGATTATGCTGGACGAGCGCAGTATAACTACACTAGATAGCAAACATAAAGAGTTACAGACCGAGTTTCAATATATACAAGATACAATTATTCCAGGACTTAAAAATGAGAAAAATATGCTAAAGGAACGATTACAATTCATACGGGGGGGGTGTCCGCCCCCCAACGGCGGGAACTACGTTCTATTGGCGGGGGGTGGTGGTGCCGTAAGAATTGACCGACGGTCAGAATTGACGGGGGAAATGCCTGGAGGTGCGGTGGATTCCTTCGCCGATGATTCATCCCAATCCAACGACGATTCTAGCGGCGAAGCGCGAGGTCGTGGAATCGCGGAAGGGACCGGAGGGACCGGAGGGACCGGAGCGAGTCCGCGGCCGAGCAGTATAGACGAATGCCTCGAAATCCGTGACCGGATTAAAGAAATCAATGCTGCCATCAAAAAACACCAGCAAGACTATAAAAACTACTACCTCCACAATAGCGAGTATATCTTTGAGTATTTTGAGACCAAGAAAACCATAACAAGCGGCGGCTCAATGAAGACGAAATCCCTAAATGCGTTCTTCAATCTGCCCGAAGCGAAGAAAACCGAGGAACTTTTCAAAAACCAGCACAATAATGTTGAAAAGTATCTGGCGAGTATCGACCAGACGTATATGGATGTTTCTAAATATGTCTACCCCACGGATATTTGCCAGTTCTGCCACAAAGGCGAGATGATTCCGGTTGAAAGCGAAGGCATTATGGTATGTAATCAGTGCGCGAAGCAAGTCGTGTTCCTGATTGACAATGAGAAGCCGTCGTATAAGGAGCCGCCTAAAGAGGCGTGTTTTTACGCATACAAACGCATCAACCATTTCCGCGAAATCCTCGCGCAGTTCCAGGCGAAGGAGACGACGTGTATTCCCGAGAACGTGCTTGAAAGCATCAAGCAGCAAATCAAGAAGGAGCGGATTGAGATTACCCAATTCACGGATAAGAAAGCGAAAGAAATAATGAAGAAGCTGGGATTTAATAAATATTACGAGCACATTCCATTTATTAAAGATAAGCTGGGGATTAAGCCGCCGGTGATGACGCCTGACCTCGAAGACCGATTGTGTAATCTGTTTATGGAAATCCAAGGGCCCTATGCGAAATTCTGCCCCGACGACCGGGTGAATTTCCTGAATTATTATTATACGGTATACAAGTTATGTGAACTCCTGGGGCGGCGCGAGTTCCTGCCGTTTTTCCCGATGTTGAAAGACCGAGAGAAGCGGATAGAGCAAGACCAGATATGGAAGCAGATATGTATTGAGCTGGATTGGGTGTTTATTGCGACGCCGTGACGCCCACGGGGACCACCTTGCTTATTTTATAAGCGTCATATAAATCAATATTTCTCTCCCGTGGTTTTACGTATGTATACGTTATTAGGTTTGATACTGTTGTTGTCCCATCAGCGTTTTTTACAATATTTTTAAAATAATACGGGTAATAACCAACACTAGTAGGGTCATACAATATTTCAAATTCATCGCTACAATGTGTATTGAGTGGGTCTTTTTCATCCATTGTCTGGCCTCTACCGTTTTCATTGGAGACATATGAATTACAAAACTTATATTCTTCATTTGTTATACGTAATTTTACTGTTTTCTTTGTGTCACCAGACGCTTCAGATACGGATAACACTCTACAAATGGCTGATATATTAGTACTACCTTGCGGGTATTCTCTGTCTATCTTTTTAGCAGTATTTATAACCAGGTCAATACTAACAAGCTGATTTACCTTAATGCCTTCAAGCGGGTCTCCGTTCACCCCCCCCCTCATCACCTTCCGCGATTTCACATTCCTCCGTTTCAAAGAACGCCGTTTTTGGCGTTTGGAATTTCGGCGACGACGTTGTGTGGTTTGTTTGGAAACCATTGTTTCCTTGAATAATAATTATATACTACCTGTATAAAATTATTTATACACGCGTATGCGCGCTCGCACCCCTCGTCTACGTCCTCCTCGCCTTCTTCCTATGATTGCGCACCCCTCCCACCCCGCCACTGGCCAGACTGTGCGATTTATAGTAGACTTGCGCGTTGTCCGTATACAATCCAAACATTGAATAAGGGTGACGCGCAAGCACGGTGAGTGTAACGGTGGTGAAGTGGTAACTGCCGCTGTTACGAATAGTGAGGGTATACACACCGGGTTCAGTGGCGCGCGACGTCGCCATAATACCAGTGACATTGTTTACACCGATGCCCCCATACGAAGCAGGAACGCCGTCCGTGATACGGTATAACGCGTATACCCGACCACCGCCAGTAATGATTCCGGGCGCGGCGGTTTGTGCGTCTCCAGATACGACTGTGGTAGAAAACGAACGCACCATCGCCGGCGGCGTCCCCGCGACCACTGTGCGCGCATAAGGCGTATATCCCATCGCATAGATTTCGTAAGGCATATTCGTGCCAGCGTAGACCCATTTCACCCCGATAGGTGCTGCCGCGGAGGCGGGGGTGCCCGTGAGTGTGGTGTTTGCGGTGGTATTACTCCAACCGGTGCTTGCCGCGTTCCCGGAGAGAACAATGGTGCCGTCCACCACATTGACCGACCCCGTTAGGTCGCTATATCCTGGAATGATATATCCACCATTTACATTACTCGTGGTCCCCACGACATAACAATTTGACACCGTTTTATTCGTGGTATTCCCGCCTTGATTTCCGAGAATACCACCGCTACTTTCAGGTATCGCGCCAACTGAATAACAATTGGTAATAACGACTACACCGCATTCGCTTCCGATGATGCCGCCGCCATAGTCGCCAATCGCGCCTCGGCTATAGCATTCGCTGATGGCGTGTCCGTTGGAACTGCCAGAATACCGTCCCGAAATACCTCCCGCATTTGGGTTCATACCTCCAGTAGAGTAACAGTTCGCGATAACCGCTGTGCCGGTGGACTGACCGGTGATACCGCCACCATAGGTGCCAATGACGCCGGTAGACCAGCACGACTCACAACGCAACGCACCCGCAGTGGATGGCGAGTTTGCGCCGATGATACCGCCGCCGGCATCCCCTATCACCCCCGATGAAGAGCAACTCACGCATTTCACAGGCCCAGCGTATTGCCCGATGATTCCACCGCATCCAACGCCCGTATTCCCCGTGGAATGACAGTTCAAAATAATGTTATTGGACCCGGCGGTCCCCTTCCCGAAATACGCTTGTCCTATCCAACCGGCCCCGTTTGCGAGGGTAGCGCCACCTGATGCGCGGATTTCCAGATTCATCGCATAGATGTCGCCTGCGCCGTTTCCAAAACTATTCCCGTTTTGAATGAGGCCCAGATAATCAGTAATACCGTGTATCGTGATAATGGGGCGAGTCCCGTCTGGTTTCAGTGTTCTAGAACCGAATTGAATACCGTTTGACCCGCAGATGAAATAACCGTTGGCGCCTCCTCCTACAGTTCCATCGATTGTAATATCCGTTATGAATTCAATGGTCAATAGGCCGAGAGGTTGGTCGGAATTTATAATTTGGGTGATGTATAAAAACATCTCCGTCCACGAAACCATATCAATACTATAATAGAGTGGTTCGCCGACTGCGGCTTGTCGTATATAAACGGTGGTTCCGCCGGGATAGGCAATACTTGTGGGAGCTCCCCCCACAGCAAATCCGGTCTCACTGATTGGACCGAGTAGAAGACGCGGTTCGGCGTCTGCGTCGGTTCCGACCGTTTCGTGGGAGACACCCTCGGAGAATTTATAACCGTATCCGCGGCGGATAGGAAACATTACGCCATCCACGGCAAGGTCACCGGCACTATCTGTCAAATATACTAAATGTGTATGCGTAAACCTGGAAATACCGGTGTCGTGGTGTGCGGGCGTATCTCCTTTCACCCAACGCATCGGAATTGTGGTGATGTGTGATAACTGGAGCCCCATACGCCCAAACAGTTCCGAACGAATCGCGGGTGTCAGTGGGACGGTAAATTGCTCGGACACAGACGACGCGGACGCGGTTTTTGCGTTAATCCGTTCCTTTGCGGCGATAACATCCTGTCGCGATAGAATATAGTCTATCGTCTCATTTGACAGAACATTGACGAATTGTCCTTCCATAATAAGATGAATAAGAAGAATAAGAATATAATATATACGAATATGAAAATATTATACAATTCCGGTTGAATTATTACGCCGTAGCATCCACCTTCACCCATGACGACGACTCCGGGCACAAATCCCGCGTATCATGGGACGCGCCTGGACCAAACCACACGCTCGGGTAACACACTACCTTCCTCGGGTTCGCATTGAAATACGCACCCCACCAACTAAACGTGCTATTCGCGATGATATTATGGTCGCACACACTCATTAAAAGCATCTGCTGCCAATCGGCGATTGTATCACGGACGAAATGAAACTGGATATCACGACCATACGCAGGCCCGTCGACGTCGGTCGCGAAACGGTGTTTTATTTCCGCAATGTTCTTGAGAACGATTTCCTTATCACGCGGTTCGTAGAAGACGAGAAATGAATACGCCGAAGTCGCCGATGAGGCAGACGTCGATGAGGCCGAGGCGACAATATGTGAAATCGCGCGATAATAATAATCCACCGTCATCACCGGATGGAGGTGTGTGTATAATAGATAATCCCCAATGCGGAAATGCATGCTTACTAATTCACGGCGTGTCGAGACCGAAGTTCCGTCCGAGTAATCGCCGCTCCACGTTTCGTTATCATAAAGTTGCTTTATCCATGTTTGTTGTTCCCGTAGTTGTAACATATCGCATATCTCTGTGTATTTATCTGCGAAATACTTTTCACTCTGGAAATAACCGTGAATACGCAGCGGTTTCGGATATTTCACGGTCTCGGTGGGAAGGGCCGTATACTGAAACCCGATTTCATCCCATCGCGGCAAGGACTGAAACATTCTATCGGTGGTATCATTGGACGGCGTAATATAACGGCCTAACCCGCGAAATAATGTGGTCCAATGTGTATAACGCGGATGTCCTGGATGACCCTCTAATTCATGTTGTTGCATAAAAAAGAATGTGTCGTGATTGCGAAGAGCTGCCGCGATGACTGCGAATATTTGGAACAGCTGGTTTCCTAACCCGCCCATAATCGTGGCGGTTATCATTGTAACAATCAACAATACATAATCTATTCTTGTATATTTAAGTATGATTGCTTTATTCATAGCAGATCATCCCGGAATAAAAACCATAGCGCGTCCTCGTTTGTCTCGTTTATTTTTACAATACAAAATTCGGGGTTCGTGGTTCCGGGCGGCGTTCCACGATTCGTGAACACGCAATGCGCGATGATGTGTTGGTCGTCTTGAATAACCGCATTATTCGTAATATAAAGTTCAAGAATTTCTTGAAACCGGGAACACCACCATAACGCCTTTTCGCGTCCAGTAATATAAAATCCCCCGCTTAACATATGTGCGCGCCGGGGGTATGATTCTCTCGGTACCCCGGTCTCGGGGTCGGCATTGTTAAAATGCCGCGTGTAATAAGTATACCCAATATATAGATTACTATACGGTATATTACATCCATAGTATACCTTATCTTTATGAAGTCGGTTGATTTTATCTGGGTTGGGCCATTGTTCGCGTAATCTCTCGCGATAAGCGCTCCCCGGCGCTAATGTATCGCGAAAATATCCAACATCACACCACCCATAATATTCAGTGTCAAAGTATTGTTTTTCAATGGTCTCTCTTACAAAATGGGTCTTTTCGCACCACAGCATATTGAGACGCCAATCTGCGACATCCGCGAGTTTACATTCAGGTCGCGCATTGTTATCCATCCAAAATCTCTCGTATTTCGAATTATGAAACTCTGAAAATGGTTTGAGGATGACCTTTATTTTTCGCTGGGTGTCCTCCTCCAGTTTTCGAACCTCATCGCAAATTGCGTCGTATTCGTGTTCGCCAGTATAAATAACCAGATAAAACCTGTTCACGGCGCGAATAAAATCGCGAAACCAATTCATATGTTTTTCGTAGCCGTGTCGGTTTTTCATACCATACAAACACGAACTAAATGTTATATTTATGTGGGTCATTTTACAGAAAATCGAATACTATCACATAAATAAATACAATTATTATATAAAACCAAATGTTACACAGTATATAAATTACAATCGCATGCTTCGTACATTTTCCGATATAAAGCACGCAATATACATCAATCTGGATTCACGTGTTGACCGCCGCGAATTATTCGAAAAGCAGTTCGAGGAGCTCCAGGAACGATACCCGCCGGATTTCGCCTTTGTGCCAGTTCCACGGTTTTCGGCCATCAGGGACGAGACCAACGGCGCGATTGGGTGTACCAAAAGCCATATTGAGTGTCTTCGTATTGCGAAGAATAATGGATGGGACCACGTCCTCATTTTTGAAGATGATGCGTTGCTTATTCACCCCGAAGTATTAGTTCATCAAGTGTCGTCCTTTCTCTCGCGGTTTCGCGATGAATGGGACGTCGTATTGTTTTCCGGGAATAATTTTCCGCCATTTAAAATAGAGGCGCCGGACTGTTTTCGGATTGCGAATTGCCAGACGACGGGTTGTTATCTCGTTTGTAGTCGGTATTATGATACGTTACTCCGTAATTTCGAAGAAGGGCTTGCGGGACTCACTGCGAACCCAGGAAATGCGCCAGTCTATGCGTGCGATGCGTATTGGAAACAACTTCAACGCGCCGACCGATGGTATCTTATCACGCCAGTGTGCGTAATCCAGCGCGCAGGTTATAGTGATATCGAGAAACAGGAAGTGAATTATGAGAAATTGATGACGGATCTTGTTAAAAAGCCGCCGCCGAAGCCGACGACGACGACGCGAATGCATATGTAGACACTAGCCTTGGCGCTATGTGTCCGTCAAATACCGGTCGACTACCCACCACGCAAAATCCCGGTCGCTCGGATAATGATGCCCGGCCATAATGCGGATATTCGCGCACTTGGTCGCGACCTCCATGACCGCCTGGGTTTTGGCGGGAAATTTCCGCGCGAGTATTTTCGCTAAATAATACGTCTGAACGGCGTGCCCGGATGGGTATGCGGGTGTTGCCGCGGATTCCGACCGTAACAGCGTGCCATTTGCCTCATTGATGATTTCGGGTGCGATTTGCGCGGGTCGGGCGCGATTATAGACCCATTTCAGCATTTTTGTGATGAAAATGACCCGAGTATGCGTGATAATCCGGTCCATTTCCGCGAGGGACATTTCGTCGGGTGTAATAATCGGGCTAAATGCGGCGGCAGGGTTCATATCTGTCATACGAAAAAACGCGACGTCACTCGGCATTCGCTTCATAATATATTCGGTGACGACCGTGTGGATTTCTGCGCGACTGTCCGGGAATGCCTTACCGAACCCCGATATCGTGACATTAAATGATGGATACCACCAATGATAACGTGTGGGTTGAACAAGGAGAACAATAATATACGTAATTGCTAAAGCTACGAAAATACGGAACCGGTCGGGGTCGCGTTCTACAATATTGTAATGATACGAATTGAATCGGTCGCGGAGTTCGGTTACTGCGCCGCTTTCTTTTTTGGGCTGCGGTGGTATTCCCATCCAGGACCGAAATTCATTGACTCCTGGTAGAACGACCATTGCGGTAATATATACTAGTTGAAGCATATATTACGGGGATGAAATGACGCCGCGGCTATTTATACGCGAAGGGGGGTGGGGAAACCGACGAGGTTGGCACCGATACCGAAGCCCGCACCAGTTCTAGCGGAAACAGCCAAACTAGGGACATAAGTATCCAGAATGCTGAATGTGGCGGCGGCGGTGAGCGCAATAAGGGCGACCTCGTCAAACGACAAACTGCGCTTGGGGATGGCGTAAGCGGCGATAGCCACCATAACACCTTCGACCAAATATTTAATGGTTCTCTTCACGAGTTCGCCTAAATCAAAAACTCCAGACATTATGTTTATTTATTATAAATAATGATAAGAAATTAATATTTACAAGAGTTATGCGTTAAATAACTTAAACATCTATAATGTAGTATATTATACATTCCGTTCGGCTCCATTTCATTCCGCTCCGCGATGTCTGTTCCACCCCCTTCCGGCGTTGAACTGAAACACACTACTACCGGTGATGCCAATCCTAAATATATCGACTTGTTAGAGGAAGACAAGCCAATCGCGGGTCAGAAGTTCGCCTGTCTCTCGTTCGTTTCCCCAGAATCCATTTTGAAGCAGAAGGACCATTTCTTTTTTGAGAAGTTTCTTCATTACTGGGACTACCAAAAGTCAATGGAGAAGTTTGTCCAGTTTCTTAATTTCGTTTCATTTAAGCACCACGTGAATTTTGACAAATTGACTGCGGACTTTCAGGAGTTTGCTAAAGAAGAGAAGGAAACGCTTCAAAAGACGAATATCTATGATGAGTATAAGACCTTCCTAGACAAGCATGAGGATGACATTGATGCCGAATTCAACGAGAAGCACAACTTCCAGACAACTGTGCGTGGGTTGAAAGTGCGCGGTGTATTCGGTTCACAGAAGGAGGCCGAGTTGCGTTGCCAGATGTTGCGCGAGGTGGACCCCAATCACGATGTATTCGTCGGACCTGTCGGTTTGTGGGTGCCCTTTCACCCTGACGCGTATAAGACCGGACGTGTAGAATATATGGAGGAGACATTGAATCAGTTGATGGTAGAGAAGAAGAAGAACGAAGACCAGGCCAAGACCGAATTCGACAAGCGTGTCAAGGAGACGAAGGCGAAGGCGATTCAGGAGAATATGAAGTTGGCGAAGGAGAGCGGGAATAAGTTGACACAGATGTTGGCGAAGGACGGCGAGACGTTGGTGGATGCGAAGCCGAAGGACAGCACTAGCGGAGCGAGTGCGGGCAGTGCGAGCGGTGCGGGCGAGGGTGTAGGCGGCGGTATCTGGAATGCGGTGGACGAGTCGGCGTCAGTGACGATGACCGTGGAAGAGATGCGCAAGGAACTGTTTGAGAGCGAAGACGTCGTGATGGATAAGAATAGCGACCACGGGTTGTCGCGGTTGTCCTCGGCGGGAGCGACGGAGATGGATAACGTTGATTAGTATTTGAATATTCTAAATGAAAACAATGGTCATTATTACTACTGGGAGATACAGTAATAATAATGTGAATTCGTTACCTAGACGGACTCTGCGACACAGTAATAATAATCCTTGAAGACTGTTTTGTCTTTGACACTGCGGCTCATTTTGGCGGTGGAGAACCGTAGAGATTAATATATAATTAAAATGATTAATATCTAATTAAATTGATTCAAAATTTTGTTATAAAATTTATATCATAAAGCAACATGTGCGGCTCAAAACGATTATGCGATGATGAAGAATGTCAAACCTGCTTTGAAAAATCATTTGCTTCACACGAAAAATCAAAATATTGGAGCGACAAAAATGGTGATGTAAAACCAAGACAGGTTTTCAAATCTTCCGGACATAAATATTGGTGTGATTGTGATACTTGTGGTCATCAATTTGAAAGTGGCTTACACAGTATTACTAGAATGAACTCTTGGTGCCCTTATTGTGCGAATCCACCTCAAAAAATATGTAAAAATAAAGATTGTCAAACATGTTTTGACAAATCATTTGCTTCACACGAAAAATCAAAATATTGGAGTGAGAAAAATGGAGATATAAAACCAAGACAGGTATTTAAATCTTCACACACAAAATATTGGTTTAATTGTGATTGTGGTCATCAATTTGAAAGTATTTTAAAGAATATCACAGGACTAAATTCTTGGTGCCCTTATTGTACTAATCCACCTAAACAATTATGTGAAGATAAAGATTGTCAAACCTGTTTTGACAAATCATTTGCTTCACATGAAAAGTCAAAATATTGGAGTGAGAAAAATGGTGATATAAAACCAATACACGTTTTTAAATCATCACACACAAAATATTGGTTTAAGTGTGATTGTGGTCATCAATTTGAAAGTCTTGTAAAGAGTATTACTTCACTAAATCCAACTTGGTGTCCTTATTGTGGAAATCAAAAATTATGTGAAAACGAAGATTGTCAAATCTGCTTTGAAAAATCATTTGCTTCAAACGAAAAATCAAAATATTGGAGTGCGAAAAACGGTCATGTAAAACCAAGACAAGTGTTTAAATCTTCTGGTAATAAATATTGGTTTGATTGTGATTGTGGTCATCAATTTGAAAGTGTTGTAAGTCATATTACGTCACTTAGACCGTGTTGGTGTCCTTATTGTGCTAATCCACCTCAAAAATTATGTGAAGATAAAGATTGTCAAACCTGTTTTGACAAATCATTTGCTTCACATGAAAAGTCGAAATATTGGAGCGAGAAAAATGGCGATGTAAAACCAAGAGAAGTATTTAAATCAGCAAATACAAAATATTGGTTTGATTGTGATTGTGGTCATCAATTTAATTCTAATTTAAATAATATTACTGGACTAAATTCTTGGTGTCCAATTTGTGTAAATAAAACCGAAAAAAAATTATATGAACAACTATTACAATCCTATCCAAATATTATTTCACAGTTTCGAGCGGATTGGTGTAAAAGTCAAAATACCAGTCGCATTCTTCCATTTGATTTCGTATTAGAAGAACAAAAGGTTATTATTGAATTAGATGGACGGCAACATTTCGTTCAAGTCAGGAATTGGAAAACACCGGAAGAACAATTTGAAAATGACCAATACAAAGAAAAATGCGCGAATGAAAATGGTTATTCTATAATAAGAATTATTCAAGAAGATGTATGGAATGATACGTATGATTGGTTTAATGAATTAACTCAAAATATTATTAAAATTACAAGTGAAAATACAATACAAAATATTTATATGGGCAAGAAAAACGAATACAATAACTTTAATTAGTGTAAGATAAAATTGAAATAAATAGACGGTGGATAATTGTAATACATAATAAACTATATTGTTATTATGCCCGAGTTCACGCGCGATTTGGAGGAGTTGGTGTGTCATTTCAAGTCACAAAAGGTCCATTTAACATTACATTTGGAGAAGAACTACCGAGATAATATCCATTATACAAAATCACCACTTACAGTTGGTACAGAAACGAAAAAACGGAATGGTGGACAAAACCGAATCGTATATATGCTGACGGAAGAGGCATTTGAACTGCTGAAAAACTCATTCAAGTTAAGAAGTAAGTATATTGTAGACGTTTCTGAAAATGTGAAGTGTGTCAAATTCCCGATGTGTATTGAAGCGCAGACCATCGGGTTTATTGAAAATGCGTATAGTGGCTTACGCGCGATGACTCGGCAGTTTAAAATTGGGCCGTATTTCGCCGACTTGTGCTTTACAGACGATTTGATTGTGGTGGAATGCGACGAATACGGGCATCACGACAGGTCTGCGGTGGACGAAGTGGCTAGAGAAGAATTTATCAAGAATCAAGGTTACGCAATGATACGCTATAATCCGAACGAATCAGGGTTTGACCTGTCGGATGTGTTGAATCGGATAAATAGGAGGTTGACGTTGCTTTCATAAATGAAAAGCAAGATTATGAAAGCGATGGTATAAATGACGGTCGCTTTTATAAATCAAAAGCAAGAAATATGATTAAAATGCTAATTTTAGAATCTTACTACACCCAAATGTAAAGCAACTTTCCCTCACCACTTACTCTTCTTCACATTTATCTTCGGTCCCTTGCTATTTTTCGCAGCATTAGGGTCATAAGACTGCTCTCCTTCGTCGTCAGAACCGAGATTCTTGGATATTTCCCAGAATTCCTTACTGCCGAGCTTGAATGGCCCGTGCTGCTGCGCCTTATACCAGAAGATTTGGTCTTGTAATTTGTTGGATTTCGCGTTATTATTGATGACGAGACACTCGTAATTCTCGGTACACTGGTCCATCACCTGACAAAAGCTCTCAAAAGTGGGGAACATACCCGCATAGTTGTCGTAGATTCGCTTACGATTCGCAATATATGGTTCACGGAGGATAAAAACGTAGTCGATATTCGTGCGGAGATTTGGAGGGATACCAAGGGGATATTGCATTGTGATGACTAACATGACCTTCC